TATGAATAAGGTACATTTACTTTAGCGAAATCAGTACGATTATTACAAGTTTTGCATAAATGGATAGTAACATCCCCAGTAGTATACATTTTATTTTTGATACCATCATTATATGATGCGATCATACCACACTTTTTACAAATATGAACACTATATTTATCTGAAACATCAAATAATCGGTCATGACAGAAACGAGAAATACCATGTGCAATCATAACATCACGTTCCATTTCACCAATACGGAAACCACCATCTCTGCTTCTACCTTCAGCGGGTTGTCTTGTTAAATTAACCATAGGACCAATAGAACGACTATGTTGTTTATCACTAACCATGTGTTTTAATCTTTGATAAAAGACTGGACCCATAAATACACTAGTTTCAATCTGTTCGCCGGTTAATCCATTATATAGAATTTCATTCCCATGACTTTCATAACCTAAATTTTGTAATTCTTTTGCAATTGTTTTTACGTCAAGGTCTCCAAAACTGGTACCATCTCCAAATAATCCAAGTTCAAGTAGTACTTTTCCTAGAATAGTTTCCTTTAATTGTCCGATAGTCATTCTAGAAGGAATCGCATGAGGATTAATAATAATATCAGGCTTACGTCCTTCTTTGGTAAAAGGCATATCACATTCTGGAATAATATTACCGATAGTACCTTTTTGTCCATGACGACTTGAGAATTTATCACCTAATACAGGTTTTCTTAAAGTTCGTACACGTACTTTTGCAAAATTATATCCATCGCCATTACGATTTGTATAATTTTTATCGATATACGACTCTTCATTGGTACGATATGTTTTACTTTGGTCTTCGTATTTGATTGTTTTTGTAGGGTCATTACGATTTTCTTTGATGGGAACAGTCTTCGCAATAATAATATCTCTATTTTCTAATAAAGTATTTTCTGGAATAAAACCATGTTCGTTTAACTTATCGTAATTACCAAATTTAATGCTTCTAGTTTTAGATGCATCTGGTTTGCAACGAATGATTTCATCTCGAATAATATTTTTATCTTCATCTTTTTCTGTATGATAAATAGTAGCTAAAAACAATCCTCTATCTAATGAACCTTGGTTTATCAATACACTGTCTTCTTGATTATACCCGGAATGAGTCATAATAGCAACATGAATTTGAGTACCCGAAGGAATTTTATTAAATTGTAGAAAATTCATAACACGAGTATCAACCAATGGTCTACTCGGGTAATTTAATACGTAAGCAGTTTTATCCATTCGTTTATCATAATTAGTACAATAAACTCCCATAGCTTGCTTACCCATAGCACATTGATATGTATTACGAGGCGCTTGATTATGTTCGGGAAATGGAACACATGAAGCTAATACGCCGAATATAACACTAGGATGAATTTCACAATGCGTGTAATTAAATTTTAAATCATTATTTTGTAGATAGTGGTCTTTACATTTCATAGCAATCATAGTAGTATTTTGTTCTTCAGGGTCAATATATTCAATAACAGATTCATCTAAATTACAATTAGTTAGAAGGTCATTCCAACATAAATCCTTTTCTATTAATTTATCAATAATATTTTTAGTAATTAAAGCTTTATTATTTCGTACTTTCAATACAGGGCGTGTTAATCTACCGCCGTCATTACAAATACGTATCTCAAGATTTTTATAATCAAATATAATTGATGTATAAATATTAATAATACCCTTAAACTTTTTATCTTTCATATCATTATATAGTGTAGTTGGGTCCTTAGCAACACCTAACCAAGCCCCGTTTATAAATACTTTTACTTTATCAAACGTATCATTTGGGTCTACATTTTCCAAAGAAGTAATGTATGGTTCAATATAAGTATGTAATGAAGAACTATTGGTGGGTATTGTAATATGAGCCATATAACTAATATTTTTAACAACACCAATAGATTGACCTTCTGGTGTTTCGGCTGGACATAAAAATCCCCATGTAGTATTATGTAATTTACGAGGTTCAATTAGTTCGCCGCTTTTTTCCAGTGGTGTATTAATTCTACGCAAATGACTTAAACTTGAAACATAAGTTAATCTATTTAACACTTGTGCAACTCCGACTTTACTACTATTAGATTGTTTAATGCTGAAATCACCAGTAGACAAAGCTCTGTTTATACCATTTTCAATAGTAGATGATTTCATAATTTTGTAAATATTGGTCATATTAATGATATTACTATAATCATCAGTAGATTTCCATGAACCATTGTTAATTTCTCTAATAATTTGTTTTTGCATTTCCTTGACCAGTTTATTGAAATAATTTCGGAATAGATTATTTAATAACGTACCGGTTAATTCAATTCTTTTATTTATATACGAATCACGGTCATCAGTTCCTGCCCATCCTAAACTGGTCCGTAATAGTTTATTAGCCATATATCCAAGTAAATATAGTTTTTGTTGATTAGTTTTGCAATGAGGGAATAAATCATTGTTTAATACATCCAGTGTAAATTCTCTCTTCTTCTTTGCACCGGTTTCACGGTCCATATTAATTGGTGTATATGCCGCATATGAAGTTATATACGTTAAAGCATCTTCTTGAGTTTTGTATTTATTCGCATCAATAATAGATGCTTGTAAATAAGATAGTAATGTTTTATTTTTATCGTTAGTTAAATTGAGTAATATATATTTACAAATATCTTTATCGGTTAATATACCAAATGCACGAAAAACAACAAAGAGTTCAATCGGATTTTTAATTCTTGGTATAGAGATATATAATCCATTACCAAACCCATTATTTTTACTCGAAATCATCATTTCAATCTGTTTTGGAGAAATGCATTTGAAATCCGGAACTGATTTAATTTCAGCAAACCAACTCCATTTAGTAGATTTCTTACCATCGAAACAATATATTCTGTTTTCTGCAGCTCGTTCTTGACCAAGAACAGTCTTTTCCGAACCTTTAATGATAAAATAACCACCACAGTCCATATAACATTCGCCAGTTTGTTTATAATTTAAATGTTTGTTTTGAGATAAAACACAAATAGAAGATTTTAACATAATAGGTAATTTTCCAATATTAATTTTTGGTAATATTTTTTCAATTACTTCTTCATTATCCATATTTTCTGTATTGCGAATTACATATTTGATAGTTAGGTCAACAGTCATCGTAGACGCATATGTGAAATTACGCAATTTCGCTTCTTCAGGAAGCATTATTTTTGTAGCACCATTATTTTCATGAATTTGTGGAGGATAAATCTTAAAGTTATCAAAAGATATCATAATTTCAAGTAAATATTTATCTTTTTCTGGAATATAATCATTTTCAGAATGAATAATCACTGGATTAAACATTTGGATAGTGCGTTGGACCTGATAATTTACAAAATGATTATATGATTCAATTTGATGTCTAACCAACCGTTCAAGATATTGTCCACGGAAATAGGATTCGATTATGTTATAAGGTTCTTCTATATAATGACCAATATGTGAAAGAACCTCCTTTTCCACATTAGGGATATCTTCCACAATTTTGTCTATTTGTTTTTTATTCATTTTTGTTTTAGACATTGATTGATGCGGTGTTACTGGTATATGTCCAGTATTTGTATCGAATGCTGCTTTATTTTGTTGCTCGTACATTATACTAATAATTTATAAAATAGATATCTTTGTATTAATTATTCAATTTTTTATTTTGTAAAACGAATTAGAAGAACGAGACTATAATTGTATAATGAATAATTCAAAACGTTTTATAAACTATTTAGATTCTTACGATAAGGATAAACAATATGATTATATGGATTATGCAATAATGATGAAAAATATTCAACAAGATTATTATAATAGTCATAGTCAGAATCCATATATTTTTAATGATAATTTCATTAATTATAATATAAATAATTCACCTACAAGTATAAATACTAGTTCACGCTCAGAAACTAAAGAAATATGCGTTATTGATATGTCGTTTACAAATATAAATGATTTAATTAATATTATTCAAAAATATCCTTATGATGCGAATAAAGAATATAATATTGATTTGAAAGCATTGCATAATATTAAACCAGAATTAATAGAATTGGATAATATGATAGGTCTGACTGAATTAAAACAGTCAATATTTGAGCAATTATTGTATTTTATGCAAAATTTACATATAGGTGAGAATAACAGTGATTATAAACATACAATATTATTTGGTCCTCCAGGTACAGGTAAAACTGAAATAGCCAAAATAATAGGAAAAATGTATTCCAAAATAGGTGTGTTGAAAAATAATATTTTCAAAAAGGTAACTCGAAATGATTTAATTGCAGGTTATTTAGGACAAACCGCTATTAAAACGAAAAAGGTCGTTGACGAATGTATAGGTGGTGTATTATTTATTGACGAAGCATATTCGTTATCAAATGGTGATAACGGCGATAGTTATTCAAAGGAATGTTTAGATGTTTTATGTGAATGTTTGAGTAATCATAAAAATGAATTGATGGTTATTATAGCTGGATATGAAGATGAATTAAATAATACAATATTTCGTGTAAATCAAGGTTTATCGTCACGTTTTATATGGAGATTTCATATTGATATTTATAATCATAAAGAATTATTAAAAATATTCAAAAAAATAACAGAAGAACAGGGATGGGATTTACACGATGAGATTAATGAAAATTGGTTTCTAAAAAATCATAAAGATTTTTTGAATTATGGAAGAGATATGGAAACTTTATTAACTTGTGTAAAAATATCTCATGGAACACGAATATATGGAAATCCAGAAGTAGAGAAAAAAATAATTAATATATTTGATATGAATAATGGATATAAAAAATTTAAACAAAACAAAAACATTAAAAAAAGTTCAGTAATATCAACAATGTATATTTAGGGATAGTAAGTTCGTTTCGCAATATGTAAATATAAATATATGTAAAATGAGTGAAAAAAAAATATTATCTATCAATCCTGATTTATTTTCATTTAATAACAATAACAATAATAATACAAAAAAAAAGAAAGAAAACGTATCTCAAAATAAAATTAATATAAAACCTGAAAAAAAATCATCATTAAAAGACACCATGAAAAAACGATCTATTTTGCGAATGATTAGACAACATCAAAATGAAAAATACGAAAATTTATTGAATAAAAAAAACAATGAAATAGTAAAACCAACAAATAAAGAAAGTATAATTACCAATGATTTTCAACACGCTCAGACTTATTTAACTAATTTAACGAATGAAAGGCCAAAAGAACCACCCAGAGAAGTGAGGAATAGACATAATTACACTATAAAACAACCTATTCAAAATTATCAAGAAAATATTACATTACACCCTGTACAAAGTGAAATAGAACCAGTTACAGTTCAATCTCCAACAAGTAGTGTAGTAGAAAATAATATAAAACCACAATATGGTTGTTTAAAAAATGGTAGTTTACCAACATACAGGTCATATATGAATCAAACAAGAAAACAATTACCAAATTATACAAATAATAATAATAATAATAATAATAATAATAATAATAATAATAGTAGTATTGTAAATGAAAAAAACGAAGACCGAATAAATAATATACTAGAAAGACAATCCCTTAATTTACAATATTTAGATAAAAATCAAAATAGAGAATTGAAAAAGCGTCCTAAAAAAAGAAAGAAAATAATAAGACGTACATTCAAAATTGGAAAATCAAATATAAAACCAAAAATATCTATTTTAGTTTCAAATAAAACCTTACGAAATAATACTGCAATAAAGAAACAATTATTAAAACAAACGCCAATATTAGATATAAAAAGATATTTAATAAAACATGGGTTTATTAAAATAGGTTCAATATGTCCTGATGATTTAATGAGAAACATGTATGAGAGTGCAGTTTTAATATGTGGTGAAGTGCAAAATCATAATGCTGATAATTTATTACATAATTATTTGAATAGCAATGATAAGCAATAATTATATTATTTATTATAATAATATAATCAATATAGTAATGAATTATTATTTATTCACAGTTAATAATATTGTAATCTAAGTCAAAGCAAGCCAATATACAATCATTATTATTGCAATTATCTAATAAATTTAAGTTATCTAAGAATAGTGAAATTGTTGTCTTGAAATATGCATTTTCGTCTGTATTATTTTGTTCGTGTATACAAGAACCATGTTTTGACCATTCGTGTTCCCATAATGTATCATCACAACCATACCAATATGTAGTCATATCTTTTAATAATTTACCACTTGGTTTAACATAAGATACGTTTTTACAATTTTCGGGGTAGGTTGTGCTATTTATTTGTGGCCAAAGTCCATGAATCATATAGTTGGTGCTACACCATTTTTGAACAGATAATTCATAATAATTATAAATATTATTTGAACTAACGGCATTACTAATTGCTAATATAGAAAAAAAATTTAGAAACATGTATAATATTATGAGAAAATATATATCTTATTTTGATAATATCTTATAAAAATAACTATTAAAAACAATATAAACCCAGAAATAAAATATTTATTACAACTAATCATTATTGTATTATCAAACATATAAATAGTAATATTATTTTTAGAATATTTTTTTTTTATATTCTTTGGTTGTTCTACTATAGTATTTGGTTGATTTATATCTTCTGATATCTCAACAAAATGACCATAATCATTGTTCATATATTTCATTATATTTTTATTTATATATAATTTATTATAATATAAAATTAAAAATATATATTAATTAATGTCGAAAGAGGATGGTATATATACGTTATATTTTAAATTATGTTTCAAATATAAACAAGAATACGGTGAAAATGTAGTAGTATTAATTCAAGTAGGAGCATTTTTTGAAGTATATGGAGTTAAAAATGCAAGTACAAATATAATAGATAATGATAAAAGTAACATTGTAAACTTTACTGAGTTATGTGGTTTGAATATATCTGAAAAAAAAGCAATCTATAATGAAGAGCAAATTGTAATGGCTGGATTTCGTGATTTTTCAATAGATAAATATACTACGACATTAATTGAAAATGGATATACTGTTCCAGTTTATGTACAAGTAGGCGAAGGTAAAAAAATAACACGAGAGTTGGATAATATTTATTCGCCAGGTACATATTTTTCATGTGACGTAGATAAGACCACTAATATAAGTAATAATATAATGTGTATCTGGATAGATGTTTATAAACCTTTAAAAAAAGCATCGAAAGGGGTCATTAATAAGGACGTTTTAGTATATGGATTATCAGTAATTAATATTTATACAGGAGAGTCTTATATTTTTCAATATGAAACAGTATTTAATATGATACCATCAACATTTGATGAATTACAACGATATATGTCTACATATTCACCTTGTGAAATTATAATAATATCTTCTTTAAATGCAGAACAATTAAATATGGTAGTCCAATATAGTGATATTCAATCAAATAGTATTCATTATGTAGATTCAAATGATAAAAAATTAAAGGACGTGCAATCAAGCACCAGCCAGAAATATATAAAGGAAATAATAACTAAATATTTTGGCGAAGAAGCATATGATATATGTCATGATTTTAATACTCAAATCATAGCTACACAGTCATATGTATATTTGTTAAATTTTATAGAAAAACACAGTATAAATTTGTTAAAGAAAATATCACTGCCTATTTTTTATAATACCTCGGATAGAGTAGTGTTAGCAAATCATACATTAAGTCAATTAAATATAATAGATAATAATTATAACGAGTCAAAAACGTATGGTAGATTATCATCAATATTATCATTTTTAAATCATAGTTGTACTCCAATGGGTAAAAGAAAAATACAATATCAAATAACAAATCCGACTTTTAATGAAGAATGGTTGGATAAAGAATATGATATTGTTTCTTATATTTTAAACAATAACTTTAACAATGTAGATATTATTCGAAAAAAAATAAAGTCAGTAAAAGATTTGGACAAATTAGTAAGACAAATAGTAACCAAAAAAATATATCCGTCCAGTTTATTTAATTTATATGAAAGTATTTTATCGATATATGAATTAGCTGATGTATTTAAATCAGACAATACAATAACAACTTTTTTAACAAGTGATTTGGAAAATACAGATATCTTACATTTGATAGAAGATGTAAAAACATTTTTTAATGAATATTTTATTATAAACAATTGTAAGTTAATAAATTCAATGAGTAATTTTGATGAAGATATAATTAATAAAGGAGTTTCTAACGATTTAGATAAATGTGTAATTGAATATGAGAATAATAAAGAACAGTTTGAAGAAATAAAAACATTTTTAAATAATGTAATGCAAGTTTATGAAAAAAATAATAAAAATGAGTATGTAAGAATACATGAAACTGAAAAATCGGGGTTTACTTTGCAAATAACTCATAAACGTTCTCGATCCTTAATGAAATATTTACATGAGATGAAAGATAAAGATGATAAAATATTTATTAGTAAATTTGTTACTTTTTTATTAAGTGAAATTAAATTTGTAAAATCATCAGCGTCAAATGTAGATATTCATATACCAATATTAGATACGATTATAAATAATATAATAAAATTAAAATCAAAAAAAAATGAATTAGTTACTGAAATATATTTAAATTTATTGGAAAAAATGTGTGATAAAATAATAAATAATATAGAATTAATATCAAAATATACGGCGAATATGGATGTATTACAAAATAAAGCATATGTAGCAAAAAAATACAATTATTGTAGACCAATTATAGATAATACTACAAATAAATCATATGTAACAGCAATCGACATACGCCATTGTTTAATTGAACATTTGCAACAGAACGAAATATATGTAACAAATGATATAACAGTAGGTGATGAAAAAAAACATAATGGTATTTTGTTATATGGTACAAATGCTGTAGGAAAAACCAGTTTAATACGTGCATTGGGTGTGTCTATAATAATGGCTCAGTCTGGATTTTATGTTCCATGTTCAGAGTTTATTTATAAGCCTTATACTGCTATTTTTTCACGTATTTTGAGTAATGATAATTTATTCAAGGGGTTGTCTACATTTGCTGTTGAAATGTCTGAATTACGTGTAATATTAAAAATGTCGGATGAAAATAGTTTGGTATTAGGAGATGAATTGTGTTCAGGTACAGAAATACAATCAGCTATTAGTATATTTTTAGCAGGGTTGAAGACATTACATTTAAAAAATAGTTCTTTTATTTTTGCTACACATTTTCATGAAATAGTTGATTATGAAGAAATGCAGGAATTGGATAAAATGATACTGCAACATATGGAAGTTCATTATAATAAACAAACAAATGCATTAGAATACGATAGAAAGTTAAAAGATGGTTCAGGTCCAAAAAGTTATGGATTAGAAGTATGTAAATCATTATATTTGGAAGATGACTTTATAGACTTAGCATATCAATATAGAAATAAATATTATCCAGAAAATCAGGCAACCTTAGTAAGAGATACAACACAATATAATGCAAAAAAAATAAAAGGAATGTGTGAAATATGTAAAAAGAATGTAGGTACTGAGATCCATCATTTACGTCATCAACAAGAAGCAGACGATAAAGGATTTATAGATAATTTCCATAAAAATCATAAAGCAAATTTAGTATCAATATGTGAAGAATGTCATTTAAATATGCACGATGATAATAATAAAAATGTAGTAAAGAAGAAGAAGAAGACTACAAAAGGTTATATTTTAACAAATAATTAAATATTATAATAATAAATTTAATTATCTAAGCAAGTAGTTTGAAATATAATACCAGTAACTAAATATGGGTCACAGTTTGAACTAGGTCGTCTATCTTCAAAATATCCCTTTTCGTTTTTAGTATTTTCAATACCAATTCTAACAGAACATCCTCTATTTGCAACTCCGTATGAAAACTTATCATACGCGGCAGTTTCGTGTAATCCAGTCATTCTTTCATTATTACCATAACCATACACTAACATGTGTTCATCGTGTTTTTTGGATAATTTTTCAATAGCTTCATTTATGTATTCTAAACCTTTTTTATCATTGGTTCCATGTCGCATATTTTCTGTGCTGTAATTAGCGTGGCAACCAGACCCATTCCAATCGCCTTTCAATGGTTTAGGTTCAAAATCAATATTAATATTAAACATTTCACCAATTCTTAATAATAAGTATCTGGCCATCCATAAATGGTCACCTTGTTCAATTCCAGTGCAAGGTCCAATTTGAAATTCCCATTGTCCAGGAGCAACTTCTGCATTTATACCCGATATTTTAATATTAGCATTAATACATGCATGTAAGTGTTCTTCTGCGACTTGTCTACCAAGCGCATTATTATTACCTACACTACAATAATATTGTCCTTGTGTATTATCGTTATTAAAACCTAATGGTAGATTTGTTTTAGGGTCAATCATAAAATATTCTTGTTCTAATCCAAACCATGGTTGTTCAATTAATTTTTGTTCGAATATATTATTTGCCCAATGACGGTTATTATTATTTAAAGGAGTTCCATCAGGCATATATGTATCACATAAAACAAGTTTATTATTTACATTACCTCTGAAAGGGTCATTGAAAATACATCGGGGTTTTAAAATAACATCAGATTCTTGCCCAGATGCTTGGCCAGTAGAACTACCGTCAAAATTCCAATCTGGTAAATCATCAAGATAGTTAACGTTGGAATGCATTACTTTAGTTTTTCCACGTAACTGATTATTCGCATCAATCCAAATATATTCGACACAAATTGGGCTCATATTATAATAATATAAAACGTATATGTTTATATTATTATAATTACAATTTTACAATTTTTAAATTCGTTAAAAATGTATCTAATGTATTTTGTAATTTATCATATCCATAATGCATAATTTGAAGTGTTTTTTGATATATTTGGGTTTCAGATATTTTATCATCTTGACCCATCCATTTATTATAAACTTGATGAGCTCTAGGTCTAGGAGTGGTTAATCTTAATTTAACACTATCTTCATATGATGGAACATAATTTTGAGAACCATATTTAAACGTATTTGGTGGATGATATGTAGTATAAGTAACATTTTCTTCGCGAGGGATAGCAATAATTTCGTTTAAACTAGGATCAAAAACCATAACAGTTCCCATATCTAATTCATAACCACCGGTTTTAATGTTTTTAGGGTCATCATGGTATTCAATATCTAAATTATCCATTTTATATTTAGTTAATTGTTTCAAATCTTCTTTATTATCAGCAAATTTATAATCAAGTCTTGTAATATCAGTATTAATATCAGTCCCCGTTCCAGAAAATCCACTATCAAAACCAGCTAATTTTGCATCATCCGTAGATTTATTACTTTCATATTCGGACATGGTTTTAGCCTCATAATTTTCAATAGTTGATGTTTGAAATATATTGTATATAATAATAATCAACAGTATAACAATTAAAAATAATTTATTCATTATTATAATAAATGGATATAAAAATGCTAAACTTAAAAAATTGAATACTAATATAAAAAATATACAAACATATAATATAATATAAAATGATTATTCCAATTAAATGTTTTACATGTGGTAATGTTTTAGCTGATAAATATAGATATTATCAAGATGAAGTTCGACGTCAGAAGATAGCAACTGGAAAAAATGTAGATTCAGTTATTTATTTAACAAAAGACCGTGTGGAAAAAACCATTGAGGGTCGTGTATTAGATGATTTATCATTAAAGAATGTATGTTGTCGTCGTCATATGTTAACTCATGTTGATATTGAATAATTTTAAATATGATAAAATTTAGCAAATATTCATAATATGAAATAATAAATAAAAATATAAATAAAATATATATGTTTTCCGGAAACTTACAAAAATTATGTCGTCCTTCTTACGTATATTTGATATTATCAATAGTAACAATGATGTTGATATATTTACAAAATTTAGATAATTCAAGTTTATATTGTGTAGGTTCTTATGAATGTGATGTTCCAAATACAACATTCATTTTTTTAATTAATGTAGTTTATATTTTATTTTGGACATGGGTATTAAATTTAATATGTAAAGAAGGTTATAGTTCTATTTCTTGGTTATTGGTATTGGGACCATATGTTTTATCGTTTGTCTTGATTGCTTTATTAATGATCAATAAGTAACTTTTTATTATATTTAAGAAGATTAAAAAATTGAATATTATAATATATAAATATAAATATAAATTATATAGTATAATAATGGAGCCAGTTATTTCAAATATTTCATACGAAGAAGATGTATATAAGTTTACATTATCAAATCTAGATTTGTGTTTTGTAAATGCATTACGACGAACAATATTGTCTGATATTCCGATAGTTGGTGTATACACTGAAACACATGCTGAAAATGAATGTGCAATTGAAACAAATACTTGTCGGTTACATAATGAAATCTTAAAGCAACGATTAAGTTGTATTCCTATTCATATCACTGATTTAGATGTATTGCCTGGTAATTATGAATTAGTTTTAGATGTAATAAATGATACTGATAATATTATGATGGTTACAACAGAACATTTTAAAATACGTAGCAAGACTAGTGGTAATTATTTAAAAGAAGAGGAAGTTAGAAAAATATTTCCAATGAATAACAAAACAGGTATGTTTATTGATTTCGCGCGTTTACGTCCAAAGATAGATACAAATATTAAGGGTGAAGAAATTAAATTTGTAGCAGAATTTTCACTACAATCAGCAAAGAAAAATAGTATGTTTAATGTAGTATCAACGTGTTCATATGGTAATACAATTGATAATATAAAAGCAAACAAAATGTGGGAGGAACAAGAAAAAAAGTTACGTTCAGAGCAATTATCTGATACTGAAATAAATATGCAAAAGAAAAACTTTTATTTACTTGATGCGCAAAGACATTATATGAAAAATTCATTTGATTTTATAATCCAATCAATTGGTATTTATTCAAATAAAGAGTTAATAAAAAAGAGTTGTGATATTTTAGAAAATAAGTTTTTACAAATGATGATGTTAATTGAAAGTGATGATATGCCTATTGTAAATAGTGAAACTACAGTAGATAATTGTTATGATATTATCTTAGAAAACGAAGATTATACAATGGGAAATATTTTAGAGTACATCATGTATACTAATTTTTATGAAAATGAACAAATATTATCATTTTGTGGTTTTAAAAAGATGCATCCACATGATGACGATTCTATATTGAGATTAGCTTTTACTAATAATGTAAATAAACGAGAAATAGGACAATATTTAAATAAAGGATGTAAAATTATAATAGAAACAATTAAAAATATACGAAAATTATTTTAAAGAGATTATATATATGAGTTCTGAAAATACTAAACAAAGTAATAGCACAGAAACCGTAGAAACTGTTCCTTTGAATGTTGAAGAAATTGTAGTAAAAGATGAAGAAAAACAAGTATCGGAAGAAGAACAACAAAGTTTTGTTACAAATATAGTGGAATGTTTAGGCGACCAAGATAATAAACAAAAAATAAATATATCAATTGCATGTGTATTAGAGGTATATCGTGTGTTAATGGGTTCTTTTTTAACAATGTTTGTTCCACAAAAGTGTGGTGATGGTTTATGTGGATTGACCGAAAATATCACTACAACCGATTTATATACTGCTAGTTTTTCTATGAATGTTATTACATTTGTTTGTAGTATGATTATGTATATTTTTGAAGTAAAACGTGAAGTAACCATGATTAATTATTTACATGTGAATGATGATGTTCCTACTGATAATGATGAGGTTGGAAAGGTATTGATTCGTTTACCAGAAAATAAACAACAAAAAATATTGGGGTTAGATAAAATATATCAAAAGACCAGTTATATTACATTTGTTTTATTTTTAGTGAATAGTGTATTAAGTGGTATAGTAATTCATGATAAATATTTAGATAATAAAACATTAACAGTCTTTATTACAAATGTATTATTTATGGCTGGAAAATTAGGTGATGTATATGCAATTACCAATACAGAAGAAAATATTTTCTATTCTGCTTATTTAAAACACAGAATTCAATATAATGATGTTGATCCCGATAAAGTTGTAGAATTAGTAGATGATAAAGAACCAGAAGAGGATAATGAGAATCAAGTATAAAAAATTGAATATATAAATATATTATAATTAATAGTAATTAGTCATAATAATGGAAAAGCGTATTAATAAGAAGATTGAGGCTTATTTTACAAACTGTAAAAATGATATTTGTAAAAAAATAACTGAATTGGGTTTTGATGATAAAGAAAAAATGAATGAATTGATTGAATATGTATATGAATATGAAAGATTGCAGATGTATCAAGATGATTTATCTAAAAGAAAAAGAATAAAAAATACTATACCCGTAACAAATAGATGTAATGCAAAAAGAGCAAATAATGAACAATGTACGAGAAGGCGCAAAGAAGGTAGTGAGTATTGTGGTACACATGTTAAAGGAGTTCCACATGGACTGGTTACTGCAGATAATAGTAATGAACATACTACAAAATTAGAAGTAACTGCAAGAGAGATTCTAGGGATAGTATATTATATTGATAATAATAAGAACGTATATAATACCGAAGATATAATGAAGCAATCACAAACACCGCGTATTATTGCAAAGTATGAAAATCATTCTGGAACAATAACAATTCCTGAATTAGGTTTAGTTTGAAATTTTACGTGAAATGCTTTCTTTAACTACGGTTTCTCTGTTATCTAAAATAAATTCTTGTAATTCAGATGTTTTGGTATCATTACCATTATAATATTTAGACAAAATAGAAAATAAACTTTTTTTAGTAATAGGTTTTTTTACAGTTTTTTGATTGAAACATAATTGTCCATCTTTTAAATCTACACAATCTACATTATTATTTTTCATTATGTTCATTAAAGAAGATGATACAAGTTTTTTTTCATTTTTGCGAATATTTAATTCCTTTTTTAATGTGTTCATTTCATTATCTAATTTAACCCATTCTTTAACGTTAGATATTAGTTCATTTTTTAGGTTGCTCATTATATATATTTAACAAATATTTTTATATTAGTTGATAATTTAATTTAAAATTCTATAGTATATATAAATGATATTTACAAATTCAAGAAGTATAAATATAAACAATCAAAAGAGAACAAATGTATTAATGAATATTAACCCAAGAAGAATGAGTATGAATTTAACAAATATTACACAATCAAATGTAGTTAATCAATCCCAAATACAACATCAAGTTGTATCAAGTAATGATAATCAACCAGATATGACGTGGGGTGCACCAATATGGTGTTTTTTTCATACATTTGCTGAAAAAATTAAAGATAGCGAATTTGATGGTATAAAAGGAGAATTATTTGAAATTATTGTTAAAATTTGTAATAATTTACCTTGTCCAGAATGTACCAGACATGCAACTGAATATATGAATAATGTAAATTTTAATAAAATTACTTGTAAGAAAGAGTTAAAATTAATGTTGTATACATTTCATAATAGTGTAAATAAACGTAAAAATTATAAAGAGTTTCCATTAATGGAATTAGATGAAAAATATGCATCGGAAAATACAGTTGATGTATTTAATAAATTTGCGATTAATTTAGAATATAAAAGAAGTTATGTACATCTCATGATAGGCGAGCAGCAACGAAAACAAATTGTAAAAAAAATAAAACAATGGTTAATAGATAATTTACATATATTTGATAAATAAATTATAGCAAGTAAATTAAATAGAATATGGATTATTTGAGAAATATATATGTTTACAAAATAAAGTATTGGTTAGAATGTTTATACTTATTTCTTCTTGCATAATATCAGAATTATCTACATTAATTAATTGATTATTATAATAATACTTATAAACGCCAAGTTGTTCAATAATATCAACTTTTGAAATAACAAGATGTGTAGTACCTGAAATATTAATAGCTTTGATTAATTTATCTAAATTTAACCAGTTTACAATACGTTTACGTCCAGTAGTTGAACCATATTCTTCACCAATTTCACCCAATTTTTGTAAATCGGGGTCATCTAATAATGTCTCCGGAAAATCGGGGTCATAACCAACACGAGTATCATATATTTTTACAGCACCATATATGTTATTAATTAAACAAGGAGGAAATCCTAAACTACATGAACTATATGGTAATGTATTACTTGAGGTTATATATGGATAATTACCATAATTAATATCTAACCAAAATCCCTGTGCTCCTTCACATAAAACGTTTCCGTATAGATTTTCATCCCATATGAAATCTTTTAATTGTTCAACATGGTCAATAACACGTTGACCAGTTCGACCATATTTATCCCTATAACAAGGTGCAATACCTCTAGCAGTTGTACCAAGTTTTTTATATTTTTGGATATCTTCTTCAATATGTTCATTTGTTATAATATGTGCTTTTGGTGAAATTTTAATTAAATTTGTATTAAACCCGTTTTCTTTTAAGTAATTAATTTCTTCAAAAAAATGTTCAATATTTACAACACAATCAGGACCAATAATAGATTTTACATTATGAAATATTCCACTGGGTATTAAATTAGTTACATATTTTTTATTGTTCATATGAATAGTATGCCCAGCGTTATTACCACCTGCCCAACGACATACAAAATCATACTCATTTTCTTTTGATAAGTGAGCAGTGATTTTTCCTTTTGCTTCGTCGCCCCAAGCTAATCCAACGCATATATCTACATTGTTAATATTCATAATAAATATAATTATATACAAAATTATATTTATATACTTATTCCACTAATTTACCATTTTTATAAACTCTACATTTAAATGTTTTTTGAGAAGCTCTTTTACATAATTCATTGTTTTTGTATTTTGGAAAAAATTGTAAAGAAGGTGTTTTGGTATCAAAAATAATATTTGACCAAAATATACCGATTAAAATACTAGAAGTGTACGTGATAAAAGAATGTAAATATCCATAGCATTTATTTTTATAATTGTTCCAGTATACATCGCATATTACTAAAATACTAAAGAATGCAATGGTAGGCCAGTTATTCATAATTGCATTGTTATTATAATTGGCTTCATTTAAAACAAGAGTGGATAATAAATATGCGGTAGTAAATCCTATAATAGATTGACCAATAGGTAAAGAAGTAAAACTAGAATTACTTAAATTGATAATATCACATAAATCACTTGTTTCGTTTAATTCAATTCCAGGAAACATTTTGGTAATTAAGTTTCCTAAAATAATACTAATTAACATGGTAAAAATAACTCCAACTAAATAGACAATGCCTTTTAAGTCAAAATTAAAGATTGAAAGTAAAGAAAAAAAGCACACTAATACAAATGGTGCTAAACGTAAAAATAAATAGAATAAGGTCGTAAAATTAATTTCCATAATAAGTTATATTATTTATAGATATTAATTTATTTTCTTTTTTTTACATTTAAAAGTTTGTCGAGCGGGTAATTCGCATTTAGTATCATCATTAACGCCAGTAAAATATTGTAAATGTTTTTTGTTAGAGCTATTAATAATGAATGCCCATATAATTCCGATTAATGTTCCGATTATATAACTACTTAACAGTTGATTATAACTAAAACATGAATTTCTTATATTCCAGACCATATCACAAATTAAAATAAATCCGAATGATAGTAATAAATATAAATTATTCATTATTGTCTTGTTCGCAATAGCAAAAAATAACAAATATGCAATAGTATACCCAATAAGATTCTGATTAATAGGAATATTACTGGTAATGTTTTTAATATTAATAACATTGCAAATGCTTTCAGAATTAGTTAAAGGGTTAAATATAGGTATAGTATTTCCTATGAAATAAGAACTGGTTAATGAAAATAATAGGCCAATAATATAAATGATTCCTTTAAGGTCTGAATTAATAATAGATGATAATAAGAAATAATATATGACGATAAAAGGAAATAATATTAAAAATAAATAGTTCAGAATAGATAAATCCATAATTCTAAATATATATTAGTATTATATAAAAACGTGATTAAATACATCATTAATATTCGAAATTCCTATAAATATTATATTATTATCGATGGTATTCTTTTTTTTCCACTCATTAAAATCTCTATTATTTGATTTTGGGTATAAAAATGTAGTAATACCAGCTTTAATACCACCATATATTTTGTACTCAAGACCACCGATTGCTGTTATTTCACCATTTAAATTGATTTCACCCGTAATGCCTATATTATTTTTAATTGGTTTTTTTGTTAACAAACTATAAATTGCAGTAGTAATAGCAGCACCTGCAGATGGACCATCTTTTGATATACCTCCTTCTGGACAATGGATGTGTAATCCTTGACATTTTGTTGTTGAAAAATATTCTAACCATTCTTTTTTTGTAACATCATTGATTAAATTCCACGCCAAGCTTTTTGCAACATTCATACTTTCTTTCATTACATCCCCTTGTAACCCTGTTAGTTGTAAATCTAAAAATATAGATGACGGATAAAATAATGTTTGAATAGGTGTAATTCCACCAATACCCAGTGAATTAGCCCATAATCCATTAATAATCCCTATTTCATTATTATTATGTATTTTTTTTGCATATATTTTATTATATTTGGTCAAGTATATATTTTCAATATTATCTTCATCGATTACAATAGGTATTTCGACATTATTTCGTTTTAATATATTTAAATTTATTTCACCATATAAATCAAACAATATTTCTTTTAATTTACGAACACCAGGTTCTAATGTATAGTTTTCAATAATATATTTAATAATATTATTATTTAATTCTACAACGTTATCAAAACCCATTTTTTGATTAATTTCGGGTAAAATAAATTTATTAACAATTACAACTTTATCTTGAAGAGATAAATTATCGAATTTTATACGATGTATTCTATCTAATAATATTTTATCTATTTGTTCAGCATCGTTATATGAAAAAATAAAAAGTGCTTTGGATAAATCAATATCAATCCCTGTAAAATATTTATCTTGAAAACAATCATTTTGGGTAGGATCAATTAAATGAGTAAGTATTCCAATTATTTCTTTACCTTGTTCTGTTTTACTAACTTTATCTAACTCGTCGATGTATATAATCGGATTCATGCATTTTGTTTCCATTAATATATCAACAATTTTACCCCATGTAGAGTTCATATATGTATATCCATGACCTTCTAATGAAGAACCATTAGTCGAACCACCTAATGCTATGAATGCGAAAGGACGTGAATTATTATTTGCATCTTTTAAGCAATTAGTTAAACCCTTCTTGGCTAATGATGTTTTACCTATACCAGGAGAACCTTCAAATCCAAAACAATATCCGGATTGTTCACCATTCATCCATTGCCCTATAATTTTCATAATTTGTTTTTTAGCAAGCGAGTGACTATAAATTGAGCTATCTAACGTAGTATTTATATCTTCCATAGTGTTTTCTATTTTATTTATTTTACTATTAATATTGGTAATTTCATTTAATGTATTCGTAACTTGATAAATATTTCGTGGTTTTATAGAATCATATGTTTTTAATATAAATGAAAGAAGGACATTATTATTTTCATTGAAATACTCAATTATTCTGCTTATTAGCGTTGGTTTATTTGTGTTTGTATATTGAATTTTAGTTTGATGGTTGTTTTTTTTAATAGTATTTATTTGTTTTATAAGTTTTGATAGATATTTTATATTTTGTGTATCTAATAATATTTCTATTTTACTAATCATATTATTTGATAAAAAATTCTTATAAGTTGTGATATAATTATTAATTTCAACGTTTGTATATTTATTTTTTTTTATTATTATAAAATCATTAAAGTTATATTGTATATTTGATATTAATTTATTAAATAATAGGTTTATATCATCCATAACCTTTAATATAGGTTCATGTTTATAAGAACCGAATGGTATCTTAATTAAGCCTTCTAAGTATTGTTTTGTTTTAAAACATAATTCATCTGGTTTACCTGTAATTTCTTTTAATTTTGTGATAGCTTTTTCCTTAACGTTATCATTCACTTTTAACAGATATATTTGTTGTTCTAATCCAACTTTACTTACATCATATTTATTTAAAATTTCTTGTTTATAACTTATAGTATGTTTTATCGTTTCTTTAAAATATTCTTGAATTTTGTAAGGCAGACTGTTATAAATATTATTTGAATCATTATTTTCATTATTATCTAATGATTGAGTACTAATTAAATCGTACAATAAGCTACAAATATATTTTAATTCAGGGTCTTGATTATAGATTAATAAATTTATTAATAATTCTCGTTGGTCGGTTTTATTTAATTCTAAAAATTGTTTAATAGATTGGTCTAATTTAGTTTGTTTAATATTTTTTACCTCTGTTATAATTTTAATCATTTTTTTATAAATATCCTCGTTACCGTAAATTAAATATTCTTTTAATGATAACGAATATGTTAATCTGGATATTAATTCTTTTTCAATTCGTGAATAACTTTTCGACATAGATATTAGTTCATTTTTTCTATGATATATGTATTTATTAATCATACAATCAACAGGGGTTTCATTAACAACACCATTAATACTTAGGGTTTTTTTTAATTTTTCATTGTGTATAGAAAATCGTATACTATTTGTGTTTTGAAAAAAAGAATTGCTGGTATCATCAGTTATAAAGCATTCTAGGTTATTACATTCTTCTATTAATATAATATCATCGCTTGTTTTATTACAACAATAACAATCGTCGTCGCTATATTTTTGAACATTACTTTTCCAATTAATTATTTTATAACCAGTAAAAATAACATATTGATTGATTAAACTGAATTTATCTTTTAATATTGGATCGGTATATTCGGACAATTGAAACTCATTTCCAAAGCAAATAAATAAAATATGAGATAATTTATTTGTACCAAATCCCGATATAATTACTGCTAACTTATTAATAATTTCTTGCATTCCATCTAATAAATTATCGGTTTCAGAAGTATCTTTTAAATGGATAATATCACTTTGAATTATATGTGTTTTATCTAATAAATCAATTAATATAGAATTTGTTAAATGAATATCGTTACTGCTAAATATAGTATCTATCTTATTTATTGTATTAATTGAAACACATGTATCATTGATTATTAGTTGAATTAATTTTATTTTATCATTCAAATAAAGTGATAATTCTTGTAATTTTAATGAAGTAATATTTGGATTTGATTTACTTTTTTTTAATTTCATAATATATATATTTGGATATAATCATTAAATAAATTATAAACTAATATAAAAATATTATTACTAATATATTAGTATGGGTATTCCAAGTTATTTTTCCTACATTGTTAAGAATTATTCTAACATTATAAAAAGTATATCTTATTTTTATGATGTTAATAATAAAATTGATCATTTATATATGGATTGTAATTCCATTATATATGATGCTGTTCATAATATCAAAAATGATAATATAGATGATTATGAACATATAATAATTAAATATGTAATTGATAAATTATTGGATTACATAAATATTATTAAACCAGATAAAACTGTGTATATTACTTTTGACGGGGTTGCCCCTTTTGCAAAGATGAATCAACAACGAACTCGACGATATAAAAATTTATTTATTAATAAAATAAATGAAACAGAAACTACTTGGAATACATCAAATATTACCCCTGGAACTAAATTTATGAATAGATTAACTAATATGATCAATACACAAATTAAGGTATGGAATAGAGAAATGAATATCAATATTTTATTTTCAGGTACAGACGAAAAGGGAGAAGGGGAACATAAATTATTTCATGAATTACGAAATAGTAACTTCACAAATGATAATGTAGCTGTATATGGATTAGATTCTGATTTGTTAATGTTATCAATATTTCATTTGCAATACTGTAAAAATATTTATGTGTTTCGTGAAACCCCCGAATTTTGTAAAACAACTATACCGCGTAGTTTGATAAATAGAGATGATATTTTTTGTTTTATGGACATACAATCCTTTGTAGAAACTATACAAGAAAATATGGGTTGTTGTTATTCGCATATAAGACGCACGTATGATTATATATTTGTTTGCTTCTTTTTGGGAAATGATTTTTTACCGCATTTTCCATCATTAAATATTCGAACACATGGTATACAAGTATTATTAGATATATATAAGTTACACATAGGTAATTACGAAGATAGGTATTTAATTACCGATAACTATCAATTAAATTGGAAATATATTAAGTTATTTATTAAAGAATTAGCAAAACCTGAACATGAATTATTATTGCAAGAATATAAATTAAGACATAAGTTTGAAAATTATAAAAATAAAGATGATAAAGAACTTTTTCATAATTTACCTATTATGCATAGAAGTGTAGAAAAATATATATGTCCGAGTGAAAGTAAATGGGAAGAAAGATATTATACTTCTATTTTTCATCAAAAAAGAAACGAACAAAATATAAAAGAAATAAGTAATAATTATTTACAAGGATTGGAATGGGTATTTAAATATTATACTCATGGTTGTTTAGATTGGAAATGGTCATATAAATATCATTATCCTCCATTATTAGTAGACTTATATAAATATGTATCTGATTTTAATATGGAATATTTTCAAGAAGTGAATGTAGAATCCTACAATAGCATGGTTCAATTAGCATATGTTTTACCAAAGGATAATTTATCTCTATTACCAGAACCAGTATATAAATATTTGTTAACTAATTATAGTCATTTATATCCAGAACAATATGATTTTATGATGGCTTATTGTAGATATTTTTGGGAAACACACCCAGTTTTACCGAATATATCGAATGAAGTTATGGATAAATGGGAGAGGACTTTTAAATAATTATTAATATTATAAATATCTTATCTATAATATTAATAAGAATGGAATATTATTTTGAACAAGCATTGGTAAACATAAAGGATAAATTTCAAGTAGGCTATGTAGAATTAATTAATGTAGGTGGGACTTATGGGGTTTGGATAGTAATTCATTACATGTCTAGTCAATTATATGTAAGATGGTGTGCTAATTGGAGTTTTATGGGTTTTATATTTAGTCCATTCTTGGTAAACACGCCACATTGTAATGCGTTAATATGGGGTATTAATAATGGCGTGATAAGTATTCAGTCTATGTGGATATTAATTGGATATTGGTTTATACGGCATATAAATCCTCTTAATAAAAATGAAAAAATAATTAATTAGTTTACTTTACATATTAGTAATAATTAAAAGAGATGAGTAAGAAAACAAAAGAGAAAGTAGTTAAGGATGAAAGAGTTTAATAAATCGTTGAGTGTGAAAGTCAAGAAGTTTGTTATCTTTGGTGATGAAGAATTTGACGTTGTCTATAATA